AAGGATCCACTGTTCAACGAATTTGATAATCGTTTGGTAGTGGTTCGGTTTGCGGAGGACGGGCGAGAACGCCGGCGAGCTCGTCTCAATCCAGATATCGTCCGCGTTTTGCTCCACGAGGCGGAGCCCGATTTTGGCGATATCGGAGGCGATCAGCGTGACACACGCAAACACGGCCGGATAGGCGAGGGCCGTTGTCGCGGTGACGGTGACGTTTTGCTGCCAGGCGCCGGGAAATGATTCACGGACGTACGGGTACCATCCGCGGCCGCCGGTGCCAGTCGCCGGGGTGAGGGGCGGCAGGGCGGCCTTCGCGGTGAGCTCAAAGCGCCGGCCAAAGAGCTCGAGCGCCGGCATGATTACGCGGCCGTGTCGGCGGGCGGGGGTGGTTCGATTACTTCCGGCGTCCAGCCGTCAATGGAGACAAAGCCGATCGCTCTGAGTGTTTCGGCGAGGGCGCGATCGGTGACGGCGTACGTCTCGCCTTCTTGGTGGACGGTGCCGTTTTCGGTGTGATACATGCGGGCTACAACATCAAGGGATTCGCCGGCCATGTTTGGATCCTTTCTCGGGCGTCGTCGGCGGGGGCGGCGGGTCGGGCTCGAGTGGCCGGATCGCAAATCCGGCCATCTCGAGTTGTCGGGCAACAAAGGGATCGGCGACTTCGATCAGGTCGCCGGCGCGGGGGTACGTCCCGTCGAAATAGCCGTCTCGCAGTACTTCCATTAGGACGGGCATGGGCGTTACGCCGCGTACGTCGCCACGGTGTACTGGACGACGCCGGCGCGGGCTTTCTTCCAGTTGATAAACCGTTCGGCACGGAGGCCCACTAGGTTGTTTTGCCAGAAGTTGGTGAGCACGGTCGTGGCCAGGGCGGGGTTATCGGGCGCCGAGTCCATCTGAACGGAGGCCTCGCGGCTGACGTCGATCGAGACGCCGCCGTCGTCGGCGTAGAGGATCGCGTTGGGCTGTACGAGGGCAACCGTGGTGCCGGCGGCCTGTGAGGTAATCGCCTTGTATCCCATGATCGTTCCGCCTCCCTGATCCATGCCGGGCAATAGCGGTTGGCCGAGGGGATTAAGCGCGTTCGTCAGGGCGAGGGCGTTGGTCTCCGACATGATCAGGACGGCGCCGGCCGTCGAGAGGTTGAGGGCCGTCATGGCGTTGGCCAGGGCTTGTATGTCGGTGCGGGCGTTGGCCGGCGTGGTGCCGGCCGTGGTAATCGGGGTGACGCCGTTCGTCACGGAGCCGGGGGAGACGCCGCCGACGGCCGCCTTGGTCGGGTCGATAAATTCGGTGTCGAGAAAGGCCGCGATGCCGTTGATCATGTCGCGGCGGATCACTTCCTCGGCCGAGGGCGTCGACGTGCGGGCGAGTTCTTCGGTAATGACGATGATGCCGGCGCATTTCAGGATGCCGAGGGTAATCGTCCCGAATTGCAATTTGCCGACGGGCTTGGGGGCGCCTTGTCCGACCCACTGATACGTCCCGCCTCCGGTCTGCGAGGCCACGGAGACGTTAAACGGAACCTTGAAAAAACTGGGAACCTTGCCCAGGATCGTGGCCGGCCGTAAGAGCTCGAGAAATTCCGACGTGAGCGGCATCATGGGCGCCAGGGGTCCGGCCCACGTGGCATCCGTCGTGGTGCCTGGCGGCACGGCCGCCTTGAGGGCGAGCTCTACCTCCGGCGTCGAGTCGTGCCATTGGCGGGCGTAATCGATCGCGTCGGCGTTCGATCCGCGTCCCATCGCCTTCGCTTGGCAGTAGCGGATAAACGCGGTGCCTTTCGGGAGCGGGCTCGAAATCTGCACGATCGGGATCGCCTGGCGTTGTTTGCTGGCCTCGAGCTCGTTGCCGGCCGTAATCGGCGTGGCGGCCTTGACGGCGAGCGATTCGGCTTTCTTCAGGCGCGGCAGGTGTTCGTCAATGCTGGCGATTTCCTTCTCGAGCGTTTCGTACTTTTCGGTCTGTGCGGCGTCGAGGGTCGTCCCGTCCTCGCCGGCTTTGGCCATGAGGGCCACGAGCTCGGCGGCCTTGGCGGCGCGGGAATTTTCAAACGCGGCGATTTGTTCGGCGAGGCTTTTATTCATAGCAATACGTACGGGCCGTGGTCCCGAATCGCCGGGAGGATGGAGGCCAAGCGCGGCCAGGTGAGGCGCGTCTAACGCCTTAATCGTGAGGATGGAGGCCTCGGCGTTGGCGGGAATCGTCACGAGCGAAAGCTCGCAAATTTCCGTTTTCGCCAAAATGAAACCGCCGGACTTGCGGGCCTTGAGGCCGTCGGGTAAGAGACGGAAACCGATCGAGACGCCGGTCAAGAGGCCGGCCTTAATCGATTGCCACGCGGCGTCCACGCGGTCCTTCACGGCGCCTGGCTCGTCGATCGTCGGGAGCGTGGCCTCAAACGTAATCCCCTCGGCCGTCGGGGCGTTGAACGTGGCGCGGCCGATCGGGCGTTCGGCGTCGTGATGGAGGAGGAGCGGGAGCGGATTTTTAAACGTGACGCCGGCGGGGTCGAGGCTGTGATTTTGTCGGTCGAGGGTCGGCGTCGTGGCAATGCCGGTAATCGTCCGTCGATCGTCGGCGATCGATTTGACGTGCAAGATCGCGTACGCACGGTCGAGGCGGGGCATTGGTCGCCGTTGAGCGTGGCGCGGGGCGCCGCGGGCGGCCAGTTTTAAAAACGAAACTACGGGGCCGGCGGCCGGCGATTAATCCGGCGGAGCGCCAAGCGGAGATAATCGCCGAGGTCGAGGCGGGCGTCTTTCGCGGCCAGGCGCGTGGCCTCGTACTCCTTGCCAGGGAGACGAAACGTCAGGGTCACGGATGGATCGGACGGGTCAAGAGGCGGCCGGCCTTCGCGTTTCTTTTCCGTCATACAAAAAACATTTGGTATTGCGGCGCCGGCGCCGCGGGTTGACGGATCCAGACGGCCAGGGCCATGTCTAGCGCCACTTGGCCATCGATTTTATCGGCGGCGTGTTCTTTGTCGGGGCGCATGTCGCCATGATGGCCATGGCGGACGACGTAGTTGGCGGCCATCCACGTGAGGATCGGATCGGCGCCGGGGCAGAGGAGGCCGGCGGTAATCAATTCGTTTTTGCGGCGGATGGCCTCCGAGAGTTGGAACCCTTGCGCCTGGTCGATCATGTCCACGCCGGCGCCGATCAGGTGTTGGGCGAGTTGTTCGGCGAAGCGTTTATCGTAGGCAACCACGCGGACGCCGTCGGCGCGGCAGTCCTCGAGGACGGCGTCCTCGATTTGGTCGTAATCGGTCGTCGGGCCGTCGGTAATCGTCAACAGGCCGGCGCGTTGCCATTCGCTGTACGGGCGGTGCGGGTAGGCCTCGAGCGTGGAGCGCGGGATCCAAAAATGCGGGACGACGGCCACGCGGCCATCGTCGAGAATCCAAATCCGAATCCAGGCGGAAAAATCGTCCGATTGTCCCAGGTCGAGGCCGCCGAAACAGGCGGCGCCGCGGAGGTCTCCCGCCGGCGGCCGCGGCGGGCATCGGTGCCACGCGGCCATATCGATGGCGCGGGTGTAGGTTTGCGTCCACACGCAAAAGTTGAGGCGGAGGACGGTATTGGTCTCGGCCGGAATATGTTTGGCCGCGGAGACTTGGTCGGCGAGGTATTCGCGGTGAATGCTGACGCCGAGGTTCGGGTTGACTTTGATCCAACAGGCGGGATCCTCGAGCGGGTTTTCGCCGTCGTCGAGGGTGCAGACATACGCGAACCAGCGATCGTCCTCGAGGATGCGCTCGAGGATGCGCCGGCTATGTTCGTGGTGTTGGTAGCAAATCGACGTCCGATCGGTCCCGCTATTGGTGATTTCCGGAAACAGGGCGTCTAAATTCCCCTTGGCGCCGGCGCGGATCTTATTCACGATATCGGCGTTGGGGTGTTCGTGGACTTCGTCAATCAATCCCATATGCGGCCGCGTTCCGCTCTTGGCCGATTGTTCTCGAGAGAACGGGCGGAAAAAACCGAGGCCGTACGAAATGTTGTGGACGTGTTCAATGCCGGCAAAGCGGACGCGGGCCGCGATCGCCGGCGAGGCTTGCGCCATGCGGACGGCGTCCCGAAATAAAATCATGGCCTGGTCCCGATCGGCCGCGGCCGCGTACACTTCCGGCGCCGTTTGGCCGTCCATCAAGAGACCGTAGAGGCCGACGGCGGCGAGGAGCGGCGTTTTCCCGTTGCCTTTCCCTACCTCGATGTACGCGTTTCTAAATCGCCGGTGGCCGGATGCCCATTTCCAGCCGAATAACGATCCGACGATAAAGGCTTGCCAGGGCTCGAGGAGAAACGGCCGCGGGTGGCCGTCGTCGTCTGTCGTGTCAGGGAGACGGATGATCGTTTCGATAAAGCTGATTACGTGGGCGGCCGCGGCGTTATCGAAGTGAAATCCGCGGGCCGCGGCCTCGCGGCGATCGCGTTGGTGGCGTTCGGCGGCCAGGCGGACCAGCGGGCCGGCGGGAATTTTGCCGGCGAGAATATCGGCGGCGTAGCCGTCCACGCGGCGCCACGCCGGCCTCGAGCTCGAGGGCGCCGTTACGCGGACTGCCATAGCGCCGCGGCCTGGCGGACGTTAAGTTTTTGGAGCGTGGCGCGGGCGCGATCGCGGACGTCGAGGTACGGATTCGGCATCGGGTTGTGCGTGCGCGGATGCGCGACGATGGCGCCGTGCTCGCGGATGTTCGCTACGGCCTCTTGGTAATCCGTAAACGCATCGGCGTACATCGTGGCGATATCCAGGCGGACGCCGGCGGCGGTCAAGTGGGCGATCACGGCCGCGTGGCCGATTACTTCGCCCATGGAACCAGTAACCAGTGCCAGAGTTTGAGGAGCGTATCGGCGTCAATCTCTTGGCCGTGTTCGATGCGGTGGAGCGTGGCGGCGCTAATGCCGATTTCCGAGGCGACGTCGCGGAGCGATCGATCGTGGACGGTGCGGGACAGTCGCATCATTTCGCCGAGGCGCGTGGCGTGCGGCATTATTTCGCCCATGTCTTGACGCCGGCAAAGGCGGCGAGTTGGCCGGTTTCAAAGGCGCGAGAGAGGCCGGTCGCGTCCTCGGCCGCGGCGTTGTCGCAGAGGGGCGGGAGAATCGGGAGGCCGTCCTCGATGGCGGCCACGAGATCGAAATCCTCGCCATTGACGGTCAGGTCCGCATTTTCAAACCGCGGATTAAAATTCAAGTTCATCGATCCGCGGATGAGGACGCGGCGATCGGCCGTCCACACGCGGGCGATTTTCGCGTGGTTCTTACAGACTCGGACCGTGTCGTCTCCGAAT